GATGATATATTTCAAATGATAGCATTAGGTCAAATAGATTATTTTGATACAATATATAAATTTGGTAGAAATGAATCAATAGGTGCTACAGAAGAATTAATATCCGCTGGTGGTATATACGGATTACCTTTAGTTGCTCAAACTGTTAGTGTAACTTCTGATAGCGTTGCTAATGATAATCCAACTGGATTAGGAGCTAGAACCGTTCATTTATTTGGATTAGATAATGATTATAATCAAGTTGATGAAATAGTTGAACTAGGTGGAACATCTACTGTAGAGTTTTTAAGGGTTTTTAGAGCACATGTTGAAACTGCTGGAACTACAACCCCAATAGGTGGAGCAAACGTTGGAACTATAACAATTTCTCAATCAGTTAGCGGTGTTGATATGGTTTTGATTAATCCAAATGACGGTCAGACGTTAACGGCATGTTACACTGTACCAGCTGGTTATATTGCTTTAATGTGGTCAGCAGATACAACAGTTGGAGAAGGTAAAAACTCTGTAAATAGATTAAAATCAAGAGAATTTGAAACAGATGCACCTTTTAGAACAAAAGGAATTAGAGATAACTTTGAAAATGTAGTAGGGCAACAGTTTAAAATACCAGGAGTATACACAGAAAAAAGTGATATAGTTTTTACTTCTATATCTTCAGCAGCAGGAACTTCAGTTAGTGGTACTTTTTTACTCCAATTATTTAAAGCAAGTTAGGAGGTAAACATGACAGCACAAGAACTTATGTATGATATTCGAGCATTATTCGATGAATACAACGAAGATGGGGTTGTTATATCACCAGAAGATGTAGCAACACTACAAGCAAATGGTCTTAGAGTATTAAGCATGACTATTCAAGAGATATTTGCAGAAAGTAAAGAATTTAAAGAAGTAAACTTTTTAAATGATAGAGTACCTAACTTATTAGGTGATTTATCTCAATTTAATATAGAACAATTTATAGGTGAAGATCAACATTATCCGAATAACAGTTATGGAGTAGTAGGAGCTAAGGCTTATTTCTTTACATTAGACGATGATGCAACAGTTTTAATTAGAGAATACAACGGCACTACATGGGACGTGTTAGAGGCTCTAAATTTAACTCCTACAACTAAAACTGATTACAAGGGATTGATTACACCTACAGACCCAAGTTATCCAATAGAGTTAGTTTTTAGCGGTTCTACATTCTACAGACACCAAAACAGATGCTTGTTTAGTTATCCGTTTAAAGCTGATGCTATACCAGATTATATCCCTTGGTTTAGATATGAAATGCCAGACGACTTTGGAGAACTCGACCAAGTAATAGCAGAATACCCAGAAAGACAATACAGTGAACAACCTAACTATAAATGGGAAGGGTTTAAAACATTAGTGGTTAATTATTTCTATGATGGATCTATAAAAGTAATTTACAAACCTAGACCACTAAGAGTTGAGACACTAGACCAAGAAATAAACATTGCTAACCCAATAGCACTAGAATTTGTTAAGTATGCTACAGCAGCAAAACTAGCGCTTACTGAAGATTCTGATATGGTTAACTTCTTAGAAGGTAAAGCTAACGAATTAAAGTTTGAAGCATTTAAGAATCAACCAGCAAGTGAAGAAGATATTATAGATGTATACTCGAAGGGGTGGTATTGATGGCTAGCATGACACCTAGAAAAAAACCTAAACCAATAGAGATATCAAAGTATTTAGGTATTAACGAGGCTGTAGGAGGAGTAGAATTAGAAGTAGGTGAATTTCTAACATGTGATAACTTTAGAATTACTAAAGATTACAGACTACAGAAAAGACCAGGGCATCATAAATTTGTTGATTTTGGAGTTGGTAACGTTCAAGGGATAGCAGAGTTTCAATTGAATGGTAAAAACATTATGCTTATATGTTGGAATGGTCAAGTATATGAGTATAACTTGTCTATAGCTGTTGATAATACTCTTATAAGCGAATTAATTACAATAGGAGTAGTTACTATCATAGGTAACATAACAGATGTAAAAACTAGTATGTTTTGGTTTGAAGGTAAAGTCTATTTCTTGAATGGTACAGACTACAAAGAGTACGACGGTACAACTTACCAAGATGTAGTCCCTTATATTCCTACAGTTGCTATTAATGCACCACCAGCAGGAGGTGGAACGTTATTTGAAGAAGTAAACCTGTTAACTGGTCAAAAGTCACAGACGTTTATAGGTGATGGATCATCTACACTTTACCAATTAGCAGAAACAACAATAGATGCAGATGAAGTATTAGCTTCTATAAGTGGTGTTCCTAAAACTGAAGGAGTGGATTTTACAGTTAACAGAACGTTAGGCCAAGTTACTTTTACAGTAGCGCCTGGAAACGAATTGCCAGTTATAATCACATGGGTAAAAGCAGTTGCAGGAAGCACAGACTTAGTTAAAAACAATAAATACGCTATTGCATACGGTGTGGAAAACGATACAAACCTTTTCATGTGGGGTAATCCTAACGAAAAGAATAGATTTAGATTTAGTGGGATTTTAAAAGCTAACTATTTCCCTGTTAACTCTTTTGTATCAGTCGGGACAGATGAATTTGCTATAACAGATTTAGAGCCACAATACCAATCATTGTTAGTGTTTAAAAAGAATGAAACTAAGATTGTAACACCAGAGTTAAACCCGAACTATGCTAACAACACAGGATTAAACAGATTTAACTATCCATACAGAGACTTAAACGTTGCAGTAGGAAACCTAGCACCTAATCAAGTTAGATTAATAGAAAATAACCCATTATCATTAGATGGTTTTTCTATGTGGCTTTGGTCAAGTGCTACAAGTGTAGAAGATGAACGTAACGCACGTATAATCTCTGATAGGTTAAAATTAAGCTTACAAGTGCTTGATTTATCAACAGCAGTAACCTTTGACAATCAAAACGAAAAAGAATACTGGCTTAATATTGGCGGTTATGTGTATATATGGAACTATGGAAACGATACGTTTTATAGATACTCTAATGTAGCTGCAACGGAATTTATTGAAATAGAAGGGCAAATTTATTTTGCTGGTAATGGTTTTGTATCTAGGTTTAATGAAAGTTATACTGCTGATGGTCAATTACTTGGTGATTCTATACCTTGTAGGGCTGTAACTGGTGAATATGATTTTGATGCATTAGAGACTAGAAAGAAAATGAACAAAGAATGGATCGCTATCAAACCAGATAACGACACTTCAATAGAAATTAAGTTTTTAACAGATAAAATTAATGAACAAGATGCTAAAACGTTAATTGTGTCTTATGAATTGTTCAGTTTTGATGATATTGATTTTGATGATTTTACCTTTAATACTAATAGACAATCTCAAGTAACTAGAAAAAAGAAAAAGGTTAAAAAGTTTACTTATTTACAAATTATTTTAGAAAACAACACTAACGACGAAACTTTGGTATTGTTAAAACTTAAATTACAAGTTATAGCACAAGGTGAAAGTAGATAGGAGGTAACACATGGCAAAGAAAATTTTAACACCAGCTGCATATGCAACTAATAACATACAAAACCAACCAGATCAAGTAAAAGGTCAAGCTTCAGCACTTAAATTATCATTTGACCAAACTGGTATTGATGCTAAATCTTACACAAACACTAGTTTAATAACAGAATTACAAGAAACGACAGCTTTAATTACAGGCGCTCATGCTATTGGTGCAAATACAGCTGGAATCACAGGGGATAACGTAGGTGACCAATTACTAGACTTAATAACACAGTTGCAAAGCGTGGTACTCGGTCAAATACCTAACGGAACTATTACAGATGATAAGTTAAGCCAAGCAGCTGGACAAATACTTGATAAGGTATCTAATTTAATTATTGAACAAAACGATATCAAGTTAACTTTACTTTACAATTCACTTTCAGACTTTATTAAAAACATCTCTCAAAATGGATTTGTAGACGTATACGAAAGCAATACTTACATTGACCCAACTTCTACAACAACTTACAATGCTGGGAATAAAACGGTTGATTTTGATGCAACTGGACTGCAAGAATATAAAACTGTTAGTTTAGATTTTGTGCCTTATGATGATTCGAAAGTTTTGTTAATACCTAAGACGTTAAAAACAGTTACACCTAAAGCTAATTACACTTCTGAAACTACTATAGAGGTTGAATCTGATAACGAGTTAGTTATTGGTGATAAGTTTGACTTTAACGGTACAGTAGCTGAAGCTTTAACAGTTAGTGGTTCATTTACTGAAATTGATAACACTGTAACACCATTTGATTATGGTAATATTGGTGATATTGATATGGGTAGTGTTGTTGTAAGTGCTGAAACTTACAGATTTATGAATGAAACTGGCGTGGGAATAAAAGTGTATTTAACAGATGGAACAGAAGCCCCATTTAGCATATTAGGTGCAAATATAGTAGGAAATGTTAATTCGGTTTGTATTGTAGATAATAAAATAGTAGTTACAGCTAGGATGTTAAACGATATATATGTGTGGGTAATAGACCAAACTACTGCTACAGGAGATCAAGAATCATCTAAACAATTAGCTTTTACTGCTACATCACCAACAAACGCATGTGTTGTGTGCGACGGTACAACTATAGTTATCGATTCCACAGCGGAAAATTCAACTTCTCCTTGTACTAGAGCCGGAATAATTAATGGTACTACAATAACATGGAATTTTTCAGTGGTGACAACTTTAGCATCTGAATTGCCAATACCTTCAATTATTAAGGGTTTATATTACTACCGAAAACTATATTATGGTAGTTCTAATAACAGAACAAGAACAGTTAGAATAACGATATCAGACGGTACAGAAACAATAGTAAGTGCAGAAACAGTATTGACTACACCTTTTAAATCAAATTCTTTAGGTGATTCATTTGTAAAAAAATACGGAAGTGATATAGGACGACAACATTTTTCATATTCAGATGAAGATGGTGGTGTAATGATTAGATATACTGATAATGATTGGACAAGCGAATCTTCTATTTATTTATCAGACGCAGAAAATTCATCTATTTATCAAGAGTCTACAACAGATGCAACGGCAGGAAGTGTAATAGGTAGAATAAGAATAGCATACCAAAAGTCAACTGGTGAAATTGCAGAAAAAACAATACCAGACGGTACAACAACACCATCAAGTGAAACTGTTTTAGTATCTACATTGACTAACTCAATCCCTAACTACTTAAAATATCAAGATACAGTAGTTAGAGACGGTAAGTTCTTTGTAATGTTTACAGATGGAACAGACTATAAGCGTTATGGTAAAGGTACTTTTGGTAGTGGTTATACATTAGGACTAGATTTAGCAGTTACAGTATTATCTACACAAAGTTACCCTCACATTTCTGTATTTAGTCCTAAGTTAGATGGTACTAATATGAATTACATTGAAACTAATCAAAATGGTTATGTATGGGGATTAACTCAAAATGGTGCTACTAGTGTATTTACTTGTACTGGTAAATCAGTGGAGTTAGACGGTATAGGACTAGCTGTATATTAAGGAGGAAATATGAATTGTAAAAGTGGCATTATATGCAATACTGAAACACCTAAGAAGGTATTAGAAAATGAAATAGAAGAATTAAAAAAGCAACTTAAAGAATCACAAGAGAATGACGCTTTAAACACACTTGAAATTTTAAAAATACAGGGGGTGATCTAATGTCTTGGTACACTAAAATAGTAAATATGATTGCTTTATCACAAATTACAGATGCACAATTAACAAAACTTAAAGACACTGGATTGGATACTATGTTATCTGAAGGTAGATTTACAGAAATTACTATAGATGGAGTTGTAAAAACACCAGCAGAACAAGTTGAAATGTTAAAAACTGCAATTACAGCTATATTGGCGGTATGAAATGTTTAAAAAGTTATTTTCAAATTTATTCAAAAAAGATATACAAGTTTTAATGGTAACTGGCGAGAAGGTAGAGAAAATATACTCTATCTTCCGCATGAAACTTGCACAAGTAACCATAATCATCTTATTATCACTCTGTATAGTGTTTTATGTATTCTTGCAGAACTTTGTATTAATACCTAAATTAAACATCATACAAATGGATATTGAACAGTTAAACGAATACATTAATGAAGATAAAGCTAAATTAGTGTATAATTATATTAAAGAGAACGGATTAACAGATTATGACGATTTAGAAGA